ATGGAAAGAAACTCAAAAGGACTGACAGCCAAAGAAAAAACCTTTTGCAACTGCTTTGTAAGCTGTGGCAGTGCAGACGAGGCGGCATACAATGCAGGCTTTGTTAAAAATCCGAAAAGGAGCGGCGAGGAGCTTTTGTGCAGAGATGATATTGCCAATGAAATAAAAAGGCTCGGCAAGTGCCGCACAAGCTCATTGTCGGAAATTGCAACTGTGGGTTACAGACGGCTTGCATTCGGCAAAATCTCGGACGCTGTGTCGCTTTTATATATGGAAAATCCGTCAAGGGAACAGCTTGAGCATATGGACTTGTTTTTGGTGTCGGAAATAAAAAGACCAAAGGACGGTTCAATGGAAATTAAATTTTTTGACAGGCTCAAGGCGCTTGAAAAGCTGACGGGAGACAGTGAAAAAGAGGACAGGGCAACACCGTTTTATGACGCAATCGCAAAGGGCGCAGAGGCGCTGAGAAGTGACAATGATGAGGGTTGATACTTTTTCAAAGCAGCAGCTAAAGGTGCTTTCGTGGTGGTGCAGGGAGAGTGTTTACAGGAACAAAGACGCAATTATATGTGACGGCGCTGTGCGGTCGGGCAAAACTTTCTGTATGAGCATTTCGTTTTTTGCGTGGAGCTTTTACCGCTTTGCAAATTCGGATTTTGCTCTTTGCGGAAAGACTATTCGTTCTCTGCGCAGAAATATGGTAACGCCGATTATCCCTGTGCTTAAAAGCCTCGGCTTTGAGTGCAGTGAGCAAATTTCAAAAAATTTACTTATCGTGCGCTATGGTGACATTGAAAACAGGTTTTACCTTTTCGGCGGCAAGGACGAGTCCTCGGCGTCGCTTATTCAGGGTATGACATTGTGCGGTGTGTTGTTTGACGAGGTGGCGCTTATGCCCCGTTCGTTTGTGGAGCAGGCGCTTGCGAGGTGCTCTGTGAGCGGCTCAAAGTTTTGGTTTAACTGCAATCCCGAGTATCCACGCCATTGGTTTTACACCGAGTGGATACAAAAGGCAAAGAGCAAAAATGCGCTGTACCTGCACTTTACAATGGAGGACAATCCATCGCTTTCAAAGGAGGTGCGCCAAAGGTACGAGGGGTTGTATTCGGGTGTGTTTTATCAGCGGTTTGTGCTTGGCAGATGGGTTGCTGTGCATGGCGCAGTGTATCCGTTTATGGACGATGAAAAAATGTACTGCGAGGTGCCCGATTTTAGCTTTGACGATTTTGCGGTTTCTTGCGATTACGGCACTGTGAATCCTGCATCGTTTGGTTTGTGGGGTGAGAAAAACGGAGTGTGGTACAGAATAAAGGAGTATTACTTTGACTCTCGCAAGGAGGGGTTTCAGCGGACAGACGAGGAGCATTACGCAAAACTTGAGGAGCTTGTGGGGAACAGAAAAATAAGCAAGGTAGTGGTTGATCCCTCTGCCGCAAGTTTTATTGAGGTGATTCGCAGACATAAGAAATTTAATGTTATTCCTGCCGAAAACAATGTTGTAAACGGCATAAGACTTGTAAGTCAGGCGCTAAAGGACGGCAGAATAAAAATATGTTACCCATGCAAGGACGCAAGGCGAGAATTTTCGCTTTACAGGTGGGATACAAAAAACGGCGCAGATGTGCCGATAAAGGAGAATGACCATTCTATGGACGATATAAGATATTTTACGGCATCAATATCGGCAGGCAAAAGGAGCTTTTCGGTATTTGCACTTAAACGATAGGAGGTGGAGGCTTAGTTGTTTTCACGCAGGAAAAAAGAAAACAGGGGTGCGGCTGTGCAAACCGCACCGAGAAAAATAAATTCGTCACTTGCTATGCTTTCGGATGTAAGCTCTACGGCGGTGGAGCGTGAGTTATACCGTAATTTGAGAAAATCCGTGCCTGTGATTGATGCGGCAATTTGCAAGCTGATACGCTTGCTCGGCACTTTTAAGGTAAAGGCTAAAAACAGCCGCTGTCAGCGAATTATTGATGACTTTATGCGCAATGTGCACACAAACGGAACGGGTATGGGCATTAACGGCTTTGTGTTTTCGTATATGGAGTCACTGCTTACATATGGCGAGGCTGTGGGCGAAATGGTGCTTTCTCGTGACGGAAAGAGGATTGCCGCCCTTTACAATGCAAGCGTTGAAGATGTTGAGATAAGGGAAGGCAGTTCTCCGCTTGACCTTGTGATTTGCACTAAGGGTGACGGAGTGCTCACACCTGTGAAGTATTCACAGCTTGTGTTTGCCACCCTTTTAAATCCCGAACCGGGTACGGTAAGAGGCAGTTCGCTTTTAAAGGGATTGCCGTTTGTAAGCTCTGTGCTTTTGAAAATTTTTGAGTCAATTAAAACCAACTGGGAAAGGGTAGGCAATGTGCGATTTGCCGTTACCTGCAAGCCGTCTGACAACGCAGTATTTACCGAGGACAGCGCAAGGATGATTGCCGATGAATGGAGCAAGGCTATGCGAAGTGAAAGCGTGTGCGACTTTGTGTCGGTGGGTGATGTGTCGGTAAAGGTGATTGGTGCGGAAAATCAAATTCCCGACTGCGATGTGCCTATAAAGCATTTGCTTGAGCAAATTGTGGCAAAGCTCGGCTTACCGCCGTTCTTACTCGGATTTTCGTGGTCGAGCACCGAAAGAATGAGCGAACAGCAGGCGGATATTCTGACGAGTGAGCTTGAGTATTACAGAACTCTGCTCAATCCGATTATCACAAAGATTATAAGAGCTGTGCTAAGGCTTGAGGGTTATACCGACAGCTTTGAGGTTGAGTGGGACGATATAAATATGCAGGACGCTGTTCAGCTTTCAAATGCAAGACTTAACAATGCAAGGGCAGAACAGATTGAATTTGAAATAGGTAAGGTGAAAAATGACAGAACAGATTAAAAAGGAAATGAGCGCAGTGACCGACAACAACGCAGCTGCCGTTACCGATGATGAAATGGCACTTATCAATGCGTACTCACGCCGAACGCTTACAAAGGACGAGGTTTATGTATTTGGAGTGGTGCTTTGCGACAATGACATTGACAGAGATAACGAGCGCTTTACTGTGGAATCGCTTTTTGAGCTTGAAAAGCTCTTTGTGGGCAAGACGGGTATTTTTGACCACTCGCCTACCGCCAAAAATCAGACGGCAAGAATTTTTGCCTGCTCGGTAGAAAGCGTTGGCGGCAGAAAAACCGCAAACGGAGATGACTACTTCAGGCTTACCGCAAGGGCATATATTCCGAAAACCAAAGGAAATGAGGAGATTATACAGGCGATTGACAGTGGTATTTTAAAGGAAGTGAGCATCGGCTGTGCGGCAGGTGAAGTAAGGTGCGGCATATGCGGTGAAAATATAAATCACTGCGCACATATTAAGGGTGAAACCTACGGCGGCAAGCTGTGCTGTGGTGAGCTTACAAATATTTATGACGCTTACGAGTGGAGCTTTGTGGCTGTGCCTGCGCAGAGAAACGCAGGAGTTACAAAAAATTTTAAGGGAAAGGAAATGAAGATGGAGGAAATTTTAAAGAGCATTTACACCAAAAGGGAAATTAACCTCAGCGGTGATGACTGCAAAAAACTTTGCTCATACATAGACGAGCTTAAAAAAAGTGCGGCTGACGGAGCGTACTACCGCAACAGCCTTACCTCGGAGGTGCTCAGATTATCGGCGGTTGTTCAGCCCGATATTTCAAGAGAAACCATGGAGAGTGTGGCAAAGGGTATGAGCGTTGTTCAGCTCAAGGAATTTAAAAACGCTTTTGAAAAGAGGGCAGACAGCATTTTGCCGTCAGTTCCTCAGCTTTACAAGCAGAAGAACGATATTACAGCCGAAACAAACGGCAATTTTAAAATATAACGGAGGATTAAATAATGAATGTAAATTTTAACGGTTATGACGAAAATGTGCTTACTTTTGAGGCAAGCACCAATCTTAAAGCAGCGGGTGTTCCTGTAAAAATGACTGATGACGGCAAGGTAGCGGCTTGCACAAGCGGCGATGTATTCTGCGGTATTTGCCTTTCATTGAGAGATGGTTATGCAACGGTTCAGCTTAAGGGCTATGTTACCATGCCCGCCAAATCAAAAATCACAGTGGGTTACAAGAAACTTGCTGCGGGCGAGGGTTCTGCAGTGGCATCATCAACAACAGGCAGAGAATATCTTGTGTTAAATTCAACAGCTGACTCGGTTGGCTTTATTCTTTAAGGAGGTAATTAATTATGGCAAATTTTGAAAACTTAACTATTGAAAAGGGTATGTATCAGGCAAAGGGAAAAACACTTACAGATGTGCTCGAAACACTTGACCCGTCGGAAAATTACAAGGGTACTCCGCTCGGCGGACTTGACGCTTTTTCAAGACAGCTCAAGCGCTTTGACATTAAGGTGAGCGGTGCAGGCAGTGACTGCGTTGAAAAGTTCTTTCAGTCATCTGATTCCTCGGCGCTTTTCCCTGAATATGTAAGTCGTGCGGTAAGACAGGGTATGGAGAGAGCAGACATTCTCCCTCAGCTTGTGGCAACCGTTACAAATATTGACGGTATGGATTACAGAAGCATTGAGTCGGATATGACAGACGATGACAAAACCTTAAAGCCTGTCGGCGAGGGAGCTGTTATTCCGCAGACAAAAATTAAGACGAGAGAAAACCTTGTAAAGCTCCATAAGCGTGGCAGAATGTTGGTTGCATCATACGAGGCGGTGAGATTTCAGCGCATTGACTTGTTTACCGTTACATTAAGACGAATCGGCGAATACATTGCGAGAGCTCAGCTCAAGGACGCTATTGATGTGCTTGTAAACGGTGACGGCAACGCAAACCCTGCCGAAAATATTGCGTGCTCGGCAAGTGGTTCACTTACATATGGCGACCTCTTAAAGTTGTGGTCGCAGCTTTCGCCTTATGAGCTTAACACCATTATTGCGCCGACCGAGGCGATGCAGAAGCTGCTTTCTATGAGCGAGATGAAAGACGCTAACGCAGGTCTTGATTTTCAGGCGAGCGGTAGAATGATTACCCCTTTGGGCGCATCTTTACTCCACGCACCCGAAATGACAGGCAAAAAGATTATTGGCCTTGATAAAAACTGCGCACTCGAAATGGTGCAGGCAGGTACTGTCAATACCGACTATGACAAGCTCATTGACCGTCAGCTTGAGCGTGCCGCAATCACCTGCACCGCAGGCTTTTCTAAGATTTTTGCGGAGTCTGTAAAGACATTGTCTTACTGATGAGGTGGTAATTTGAATACTGGCAGTATTGTAGAAAAGTTTGAACTGCTTTCGGGAACAGAAAGCGGCGACTCGCTTAAATGGCGGAGCATTATTGATGACGCCTGTGCCTATGTGTATTCAAGAATTACCAAAAAGCAATTAACCTATAACGATGAGCGCAGACTTGAGCTTTTGTGTGCTGTGTATGCTTACAGACTGTATGCAATGTGCGGCAAAAGCGAGGCTACTTCCTTTAAGGCAGGAGATGTTACTGTGACATCTCCTGCCAACGAGGCAGAAAGAGCTGAAAAACTGTGGCAGGACCAGCTTATAAAATGCTCGGATTTGGTAAGGAAAGAGGGATTTTTGCTTAGGAGAGTGGTAATTTGAAAATATACGGCAAAATAGGCAGGCTTATTGACCGATACGGTATGGACATTACGGTTGACAATGCTAAGGCAAGGGCGTTTATACAGCCGATAAGATACAACAGAAAGTATTACGGACTTACCGAGCGCAAGGTTGCAGGCGGTGTTACAAATGAAAGATTTTTGTATATCGGCAAGCCTGAAACAAGGCTTTTTTGCGACAAAAGTGTAATAGAAACCGCAGACGGTAAATATATTGTTAGGAGATGCGATATTTATCGTATGAGCGGGCGTGGCGTATATACATATGCTGTGCTTGCTCCTTGCGGTGAGGTATTGGAGGATGAATATGAATCAGATAACTACACAACTTAACCGAATTATTGCAAGGCTTAAGCTAAACGAAAAGCTGTCAAAGGTTAAGTTTATCAGAGAGCATGGCAACCATAGTGCAGAGGTAAATTTAACAGAATTTCTTGCTGTGGTTGCCGTAACCGATACTTCGCTTTCAAAAAAGTTTGTGGGGGACTATCTTTCTCCCACTGTGAAGGGCGAGCGCTTTGTGGCAAAGGTGCAGATATTTGTTTATGCCCCGTCAAGCGAAAACGGAAACGGTCTTTCTGAGGTTACCTGCGAGATTTTGCAGGGACTTAAAAAGGCAGATACCGAAAAGATAATTTATGATACTTCAGTATCGGCTATTGACTTTGACAACGATATGAACGCAATTTTCAGGAAAGTTGAATTTACCATGGAATTTTGCTTGTGCGAGGAGGTTTAGCTTTGAGGGAATTTTTAAAGGGAGAGGATATTACCGTGCTTAAAAACGGCAATATCCTCGGAGGAATAATAAGCGTGGAAACTCAGAAAAACAGCACTGTTTATGGGGTAAAACAGTATTTGAGCGACGATGTGTGCTGTTCGCATACAAAGGACGGCTACACCGTTACCATTGAAATGAATGTACCGAGCAGGGACGGATTTTTAAAGGAAAGCAGAATGAACAGCATTGAGGTGAGAAGTGAGGCAGGGAGTGAAATTTATAAAAACTGCACTGTAAAAAGCGCTTGGAGCAGGCATAGCGCAGGTGATTTTTCTATACTGAAAATGGTGCTGAGCTGTGAGAAAAGAGAGGTTACATAATGGAGTATAAAGAGAACGATTTGGTGCTTGATGTGGGACAGGCTGAAAGCATAAGCGAGGAGATTGAAAGAGAGAGCAGACGATACAGTTACGGATTTACCGAGGAAGGCGAGGCAAGGGAAAGATGACGCTTGTACCGATGAGATTTAAAAGTTATGAATGGCGATACAATCCTGAGGAGATTAGCTTTGAGTGCGAAAAGAATGTGCGAGAACTTGACTCGCCAAAGGGTACGGCATATGTGCAGAACCTCGGCAGAAAAAACAGACTGATAAAGGGCAAGGGTCAGCTTTGCGGTGAGGATTGTCACGAGCAGTTTGAAAAATTGTGGGAAGTGTTTGCAGAGGGTACGGTCGGCGTACTTGCCCTACCGTTTATAAAGCCTGTGTATGCGGTGTTTGAAAAACTGACGGTAATCGGCGAGCCTGTACCCGATATGCTTACATACAGCTTTGTGTTCAGAGAAACTATGGAGAGCGAAAGGGCGGAAATTCAGACTCGGTGCATTGTAGGGGAAAATGAGTGCCTGTGGGATATTTCATACAGAACAAGGTTGGAAGTTGAAACGCTTTTAAATCTTAACCCTTGGATTAAACAGGCGGACGAGCAGTTGCAGGAGGGCAGGGTGATAAGACTTTGCTGAGTTTTAGGATAACTACAAGGCAGGGCGAAATGCTTTTGCCGTCACCTATTGCTGTGGTGTATAACAGCGAATTTTCTGTGCCGGCCGATGATGTAACGCTTGAGATTCCGTATGTTAAAGGATGCGAGGACGGAGATTTCCTTTTAGGCTATGAAAACTCAAGCCTTGTGTTCAAGGGGCAGATTGACGAGATTGTCACTTTGAAAAGCTCAAATAAAATCACTGTAAAAATTACCGCACGAAGTATGGCAGGCATTTTGCTCGACAACGAGGCAGAGCCTTGCATTTATTTTAATGCGTCATCATCTGTGATTTTTGAAAGGCATTTAAAGCCGTTTGGCTTTGCTGATTTTGAGGGCGACAACGAGCCGTATTTTGGATATTTAAAAATCAGCAAGGGTATGAGCCAGTGGCAGGTTTTTGAAAATTACTGTGTGAATAAATACGGCAGGAGTCCGAGAATTACAGGTGACGGCAGGGTATTGCTCAACGGAATTTCAGACAAAGAGGTGCTGGGCTTTGGTAAAAACGAAAGCTATGACTACACCTCGGCAGAAAAGAAGATAAAGCGCTACAAGGTGATTTCTGAGGTAAGGCTAAAGGTTGTGCAGGGCAACAGATACGGCAGTGCAATAAAAAACAGCCTTGCAGATACAAGGCTTGTGCGCAGAAGATATGTGGACGCACTCAACGGCGGCGGCTCTGTGGGTACGGCGGACAGAATTATAAAAAAGAGCAATGAAAATGCCTTTGAGGTTGTGCTTACCTGCCCGTACAGGCTGATGTGCGAGGTCGGCAGAAAAGCCAAGCTGAGGGATGAAACATTGGGGAGCTTTGACGGACTGTATGTGCATAAGCTGAGATACACCTCGGACAGTTCGGGCGAAAAAACGGTTATTACACTTAAAAAGGAGATTTGATATGTGGATTGCGGAGAATTTAAGTAAAAATACAATCAACAAGCCAACGGCAGAGAGTGGAAATGTTGTTATGAGCGAGATAGGCAGAAACGCACTTGTGGCATCGGGTGTGCATAGCGGTTTTAATTTTGTTACACCTTACGGCATTTATTCTATTCCGCCTGTAAATGAAAAGGCGGTGGTACTTCCGCTTGCGGATATGGAGGTTTGCGTGGGAGTTATTTCTGAGATTTCTACGGTAGAGCCGGGGGAAATCTTATTGAAGTCAAAGGGCGGTGCAGAGGTGTACCTTAAAAATGACGGCTCGGTATATATTAACGGAGTAAAGGTTGGTGAATGATACGGACACACTGATTAAAAACGGGGATATTGCTGTGGACAGCGGCGGCAGATATGTACATATTTCGGGTGACGAGGAGATTTTGCAAAAGGCATATATAAGCATTTGCACAAGGCTTGGCGGCTTTGTGTATAACAGAGAGCTTGGCTGTGAGCTTTGCACAGCAGACTTTGCCGATGAGAATTTTGCGGAAAAGTTAAATTTGATTATGGCGCAGGCACTTGCGGATTATCCAAAGGTAAAGGCTGAGGTTGTGGCTGTGCGCAAGCCGAAATTCAGCATAAGATTAAGCTGTAACGGCAGTGAGAGAAGGGAGATTATTAATACCAATGATTACATATGATGAAATATACAACAAGATGAGGTCGGAGTTTGAGGTGCAGAGCCGTTTTGATTTTGACGAAAAGAGCGATGCGGATATAAGAATAAGGGTGCTTGCAGGAGAAATATTTAATGCTATGACGAGCATTGAATGGCTGAAAAGACAAATGTTTGTGGCAACGGCAACGGGAGAGTACCTCGACTATTTTGCATCGCAAAGGGGAATTGAGCGCAAAAAGGCGCAAAAGGCGCAGGGCGAAATTACATTTTTTATCAACGAGCCTGCCGAAAACAGTATTTTTATTCCAACGGGCAGTATGGTGGCTACGGCAGACGCAAAACCTGTCAGATATGTTACCACCGAGGACGCCAAAATTACGGCAGGCAATACGCTTGTGAGTGTGTCGGCTCAGGCAGATGTGGCAGGCAGAAAATCAAATATTCCGATAGGCAGTGCAAAAATTATTGTGTCTGCACCGGCGGAAATTAATTATGCGTACAACAGAGAACCGTTTGAAAACGGTTGTGATGAGGAAACCGATGACGAGCTCAGGGAGAGAATAAAGGCGAGTTTTCTTGTGCCGTCAAACGGAACGAACAAGGCATATTACGAAAAACTTGCGCTCAGTGTATCGGGAATTACCAAGGCAGGCGTGATTGCAAAGCAGAGAGGTACAGGCACTGTTGATGTGTATGTGAGCAACGGAGAAAACTCGCCTACGGCAGCGGCAGTGGCTGAGGCTCAGAAACTTATTGCAAAAAACAGAGAGCTGAATGTTGATGTAAGAGTTGCGGCGGCGCAGGCTAAAAGGGTTAATATGTCGGTTGTGGTGTATGCAAAAGGCGGATACATAAGAAACGATATTGCCGATATATGCACGCAGGTTTTTAAGGATTACTTAAATGAAATTGAGATTGGCGGTACTATGTATGTGGCAGAGGTCGGAAAAAGGCTGATGAACAGCGGTTGTATTCGTTCGTATAAATTTGCAACGAACTTTATTGACAACAGCGCAACGGCGGCGCAGGTGTTTTCGGCAGGTACGGTAAATATTGAGGTGAAATAATGAACAGCTTGGATTCAATGACAAAAAAGCTTGAAAATACTAAGATTTATGCAGTTAAGCCGGGTGGCAGAAATTATGCAGAGATAAAGGCGTTTTCTGTCGGACTTGATATGATTTTTAATGAACTTGATGGGATGCTCAGGGAATACTATATAGATACGGCGCAAAGCTACGGACTTACCGAACGAGAGAGGTTTACAGGCGCTGTAAGAGATGACCTGAGCGTTGAAAAAAGAAGAGAGCTTTTAAAAATAAGAGAGCAAACCAATGAGAAATTCTGTACTCCGGAGGCATTTAATAAGATTTTGCAGGGATACGGACTTGGCGGCTTTGAGTTAATTGAAAATCCGCATGAAAATGCCCTAACCGTAAAAATCTATGACGCATTAGATGAGCAAAACAAAGCGTGGGTTAATAAAATGATAGAAAACGACTTTCCTGCTCACCTTGCAGTTACGGTTGATTTTGCAAGCTGA